GCGACGCTCTGGCGGATGAGGTGCGGGGGCTACGCGAGGACGTGGACGCGCTCCGGGAGTCCATTGACAAGAGGGACGCCGTGCAGGCGCGGACGCATATTTTGCGGTTTGACGATGAGTTGCGTAACAAAATCAAACACTCGCAGGAGTATTTCCGCCAGATTCTCGACGACGCCGACACATACGATGAATACTGCGGCGGGCATCCGGGGTTTCGAAACGGCTATGCGACGGCGGCGGAGAAACACATCCGCGAGGTGTACGACCAGTGCCTGGCGGAAAATTCTTTCGTCTGAAAGGGGGAGACATGAAATTATCAGACAAGGCTTATCAGATCCTGAAGTGGGTGGCGCTCATCGCCCTGAACGCCATCGGAGTGTTCTACAAGACCATCGCCACCATCTGGAAGTTGCCGGCAGGGGATGAGGTCTGCGCTACGTGCTCGGCGCTGGCGCTCTGCATCGGCACCCTGATAGGGATCTCGACGGCGGAATACTACCGCCAGAAGGAGGAGTAATGGTCAAGATCGGACACGCAGCCATTGACGAAAACGGCCGGATCGCCGGCGGGCAGGCGGGAGCTCAGACCGGGAACGAAGGGTGCATACGGGATTGGTATGACTTCGGCCAGAAGCAGCTGATCCGCCCGAAGGATGACTACCTCCGGCACTTCATCGCCGCCAACATGGAGGCGGCAGTGGCCAACCCTCACATCGGCTACGACCAGCGCCAGCGGACCACCCTCTACATCGAGCTGCAGAAAAAGGCCTGGAACATGAACGCAGTCACGGTCGACTGCGAATGCGACTGCTCCAGCCTCGTGTCCTGCTGTGTGAATGCCTCCGGTGTGACCGTCAGCCCGAACCTGTACACAGGGAATCTCGCACAGGGGCTGCTGAACACCGGGCGGTTTGATCTGATCACGGATCAGGCATACCTCCGGAGCCCGGACAAGCTGAAGCGCGGAGACATCCTCATCTGCCCGAACAAGCACACGGTCATCGTGCTGACGGATGGAGAGGCGCCTAAATCGGAGCCAAAGCCGGCGCCGGTTGATGTCCAAGACGCGATGCACTACGATAAAGCCAAGACCGGCACCTACACCGTTACCACCGCGCTGAACATGCGGCGGGGGTGCGGCACCGGCTACAAGGTGGTGGCGGTCCTGCCCAAGGGGGCAAAGGTAAAGTGCTTCGGCTACTTCAACCTGCTGGGCGCCAACCCGTGGCTGCTGGTCGCCTATGACGGCAAGATCGGGTACTGCTCCAGCAAGTACCTCAAAAAGTGACGGCGCTGCTAATACCTTCGCCGTTTTTTCATGCCTCGGGGAAACCCGGGGCTTATTTTTTTTGCAAAAAACTTCAGAAAACTGTTGACAGTGGTACTGTCATATGATAGAATAAAGACAGTTCAAGAGAGGAGGCACCAAGATGAAACAGTACGGGATGAACGAGGCGACGGAGTTCTCTAAGAAGCAGATCAGCGTGATCTACGGCGCAGCCAAACGCGGCGAGCTGAAGGTCGAGAAGTGGACCATCAGCCGGTTCTACGATCTGGCCGACTTCTACGGCCGGGACTGGCAGAAGACCATCGCCCGCGAAGAGCAGCAGATCCTCGGCATCCTGGAAGCGGTCTTCGCCGGAAAGATGGACGAGGCTCAGGAGAAGATCAACAACTACACCGAGAGCATCTGGGCGACCTTCACCACGAAGGCACAGGCCAAGATGAGCCGCCAGCTGGTGGCCTAAGACAAAGGAGGAGAGAAATGGAAAGCATCAACGGCTACACCATCATCGACCGGAAAGACGATGAGGACGCGGTACTCGTCCGACTCCGCACGGAGGTCTTTGACACGGTCTGTCTGGTTTACCACATCGGCACGGACGAGGAAGAGGTATACGTCCTCGATGACATGCAGAGCGCAGACGTCCCGGAGACGTTCGACGAGGCCGTCTTTTACAACTGGAACAACATCAATGACGTGAACTGGTAAAGGAGGAGAGAAGAATGAAGCGCTGGAACATGGAGAGCTGGGGAAGCGAGTATCCGCCGGAGAACTGGGAAGAGATCGCCGACATGGCCAACGAACTGATCGACGCCTACGCCGAGAGCCACGGCGAGGAAGCGACTGACGACTACAGCGAGGAGCTCTGGGACCTGTACTGCATGGGCGGCGAGGAAGCCCTGGCGAGCAAGGTGGTCAACAGCAACGGCGAGAACCCGACCATGTGAGGAGGAGAGACATGAGGAGCGAGGAGAGCAAGGCGGCTCAGAAGGCCTATGAGAAGACGATGACGAGATCCATCGGGCTCAAGCTGAACAAGTCCACAGACGCAGACGTCATCCGCTGGCTGGAGCTTCAGCCCAACATTCAGGGCTACATCAAGGGCCTCATCCGGAATGACATGGGCGGGGCCGAGATGAACGCGCTGCAGACCATGGCGCAGGCGGACCGCATCAGCGAGTTGCTCGAGACCGCGCCGGAGGAGGAGCAGGAAGCGCTCCTGGAGCAGATGCCGGAAGCCGGCAGCATGATGGACGCAAAACGGATTCATGAGATCCGGACGAGCGTGGAGCTCACTCCGACGGAGCGCCATCGCATCCAGAGCATCAGCGTCTGGGGGCTGCACCGGCAGGAAGTCGCCGACATCAAGCAGCGCACCGGGCTGACATGGAGCCAGATGGAGATGGTCTGGAAGGGGCTGCTGAAGATTTAAGAGGGGCGCGAGGCCCCTCTTTTTTTGTGCAAAAATTCATAAACGGATAAAATGGTTTCGGAATTTTTGTATCAGGAGAATGTCCAATGAATGAACACATCATCGCCGTCTATTTCGACCCGGTCGATGAGGGCCTCGACGAGGGCCCTGACCTCCTCCTTTGTTCCAGAATCAATGAATTGACCGAAGGTGCGGATGGCGTCAAGGGCCGTTTTCTGACGGTCATCCTCTTCGGGAATGGAATCGAGCTCAGCCTGCAGGCGGTCGCGCCTCTCGGTGAGCGGTTCGAGCTTCTGCCGGAGTTCCTCCGGGTCAAAATCTCCCTGAGCATAGAGGTCGAGGAGGCGGGAGCGCTGGGTGTTGAGCTTCTGGATCTCGGCGCTGATGATCTTCCGCCGGTCATCCTTCGGCGCATCGTGCGGTTCCTCCAGAGCTGAGGGGTCCAGCACCAGCGTTCGGATCTGATCGAGCACGAGCTTGTCCAGCTCATCCTCCAGCACATGGGCGTTTTTGCAGTTCGGGTCCTTTACCATGTCGAGGTTATACTTAGCGCGGGAGTGGCAGGAGTAGTATCGCTTTTTGTTCGCCTTCCTCGTGCAGATGTACCTCGCACCGCATCGTTTGCACCAAACCAGACCGCCAAGCAGTGAAGGTGACTTCGGACCTGCCGGCCGTTTGGCTGCCAGAAGGCGCGGCTGGATCGAGTCAAAATCTTCTTTTGACACCAGCGGCTCATGAGACCCCTGGCAAACCACACCGTCCCATCTGACCATGCCGGCATAGACCGGATTCATAAGGCACAGCCGGACGCGCTGGGAATTCCACGTGCCGTAGCTGGTGGTGTATCCCTTCTGGACAAATCCCTTCGCGATCTGGTAGGTGCCAACACCGCCGATGAAATCAGCGAACATCTCGCGGATCTGCATGGCCTCATATGGGTCCGGGACCAGCTGGCCGTCGATGTAGCGGTATCCGATCGGGACGTTACCGCCTCCGCGCCATTTTCCCTCGCGGTTCCGGCCGGCTTTTCCCATGGACATCCTCTCTTTGATCTTCTCACGCTCCAACTGCGCAAAGACTGCCAGGATTCCGATCATGGCCACGCCGAACGGAGTGCCGGTGTCGAAGTTCTCTGTCATACTCACGAAATCGCAGCCATTCGCCCGGAAGACATCCTCGATCAGATAGAGGGTGTCTTTTTGCGAGCGGGAAAGCCTGTCCAACTTCCAGACAACCACCCGCGTGACTTTCCTGGCCTTCACATCGCCGATCAGATCCTGCAGAGCCGGACGGTCGAGGGACGCTCCGGAGAACCCGGGGTCTGTGTACACCTTCGCGTCCTTCCATCCCATGGCCAGCGAGTAGGACTTTAAGCGCTGGATCTGTTCGTCGATGGAGTAGCCATCCTTCGCCTGCTCAGCAGACGATACTCTGACATAAAGTGCGATCATTTGCTCACCGTCTTTTCAGAGAGGAATGCCCCGGAAAACATCAGCTTTGCATCGTGCTCCTCACCCTTCACGTAGTCGTACACGGTGACGGACAGGGAGTCTCCGGCGACAGCGATCTTCGTGGTCGTGTTGTAGGCGAAGTTCACGACGCAGTGGATCTCTTTGTCGTCTTTGAAGTACGCGGCATAATACTCAGCAGCGTGATCAGCGACCTGCTCCTTTGACGCCAGGACACCGACCCTCCAGTTCCCGGTCACATCGTTCCGGGCTTTGCTGACGGAGTAAGAGCCGCAATCCATCGCCTTTACAAAGGCGTCCTTTGCGTCCTTCTTCGGATCAGATCCTCCGCAGGCCGTCAAGGCAAGACAGG